TCGAAGAGTTAAAACTCATCATAGATAGGGATAATCTAAAAGCCAATTAAGAAATATTTATAAAAGATGGATACCAAATTATTTAAAAAACTCATCAAAGAAGCTGTAAAGGAAGCTATCCAGGAAGAAATGAAAGACATCCTATTGGAAGCAGTACGTGCTCCTAAGACGGTTATTCAAGAAAGTTATGCTCAACCAGTTCAAACTTTAGCAGGTACACCAACCGCTCCCTCTATTAATGCAAGGGATAAGTATAAAGAGTTATTAGGTGGAATGATGGAATCAAGAAACGGAAACATTTCAATGACTTCTAATGATGTTATAGGCTTCGGAGCTCAACCTGGATATAGACCGCCTGTAAGTGCAAATACGACTGGAGAAGGATCTTCCCTACCTCCTGGCGAGGTTAACCTAGACCAGATTATGGGTCTTATGAATAAGAAATAATGGCATTTGGTGCAAAGAAAATATTCCCCATAGATACAAAGCCGAGAGTTGCTGTCGGAGTATCTTTACCGTTTTCAAGTGCAGGAGTATTTTCATCAACCTACACCACTCAACAAGCTATTAAAACTAACCTAATTAACTTGTTTTTGACCGGAACCGGGCAGAGATATTTAAATCCAACTTTTGGAGCAGGTTTACAGACTTATATCTTCGAACAGCTAAATAGTAATACTGAGGTTGCATTAGAACAAGATATACAGTCTATAGTTAATGAGTTTTTCCCAAGTGTAATTATCGGTGATTTAGAAATCACAAGTCAACCTGATACACTACAGGTAACAGTTAAACTAACCTATTCTATTAAGGATACCGGGATAACAGATAATTTAGAAATAGCATTCAACTAAAATGGCAATAAAAAGAGACATAAAATACGTAAATAAGGATTTTACTACATTAAGAGCTTCCTTAATAGATTACGCTAAGACTTACTTCCCAACAACCTATAATGACTTTAGTCCATCATCTCCCGGGATGATGTTTATGGAGATGGCAGCTTATGTAGGTGATGTTATGTCTTTTTACTTAGACAATCAAATTCAAGAAACTTATCTTCAATACGCTCGTCAAACAGATAATCTATTTGAATTAGCATATATGTTTGGTTATAAGCCAAACGTAACCGGTGTCGCTACAACCACAGTTGATTTTTACCAACAGATACCCTCTAAACTATCTGCAAGTGTTTACATTCCAGATTTTGATTACTGTTTACTTATTGCAGATAATGCAGTTGTAACTTCTACTTCAAATAATGAAACTAGATTTCTAATTCAAGATAGTGTTGACTTCTCTGTATCATCTTCTCAAGATCCAACAGAAATTACAATCTTCCAAACAGCAGGTTCTGATCCTGTTAGCTACTTATTAAAGAAAAGTAGACAAGCTATATCTGCAACCATAAACTCTGTTGATTTTACATTCACAACACCAGTTCAATTTGACACTAGAGTTATCACAGCGGACAGCATAGTAGGTATTTTAGATGCCGTAGATAGTGACGGTAATAATTGGTATGAAGTAGATTACCTAGCTCAAGATACAATCTATTCTGGTATTAAAAACACTAACCCTAACGACCCTAATAGATCTCCTGATAATGCAGATACTCCTTATATCTTACAATTAGAACAAATACAGAGAAGATTTGCAACAAGATTTACTGATTCAGGATCTTTACAAATACAATTCGGAGCCGGTACTGCTTCAGATACTGATGAGAATATTGTACCAAACCCAAACAACGTAGGTTTAGGACTACCTTTCGAGCAATCAAAGCTAACAACAGCTTACTCACCTACCAACTTCATCTTTACAAAAACATACGGGATTGCACCTTCAAATACAACGATTACATTAAGGTATTTGACCGGCGGTGGCGTAAACGCAAACGTACCTTCCAATGATCTAACAGTAATTACTGGTAATATTAGTTTTTTAAATCCAAATCTAAACCCAACTACTGCTAACACTTATCGAGCATCTTTAGCAGTTAATAACCCCGAAGCTGCAGTTGGTGGGCAGGATGGTGATAGTATTGAAGAAATTAGACAGAATACAATCTCTAACTACCAAACACAGCTGCGTAACGTAACTCAAGATGATTATTTAGTAAGATCATTATCAATGCCAGCTAAGTACGGGGTAATTTCAAAAGCTTATATTGAACAGACTAAAGTCGCTAATGTGGGTATAGGAGAAACCCCAACAACACTAGACCTGTACGTATTAACTTACGATAGAAATAAACACTTAGTAAATGCATCAACTACTCTAAAACAAAATCTAAACACATACCTATCCCAGTATAGAGTAATAGGAGACTCAGTTAGAATTAAGGATGCTTTTGTGATTAACATTGGCGTTAATTTTGATATCATAGTAGCTCCTAACTATAATAGTAATGAAGTGATATTAGCAGCAATCGAAGCAGTAAAAACTTACTTTAGTATTAATAGTTGGCAAATTAACCAACCTATTCTCCTAAAAAACCTCTCTCTACTTATTGATAACGTAGATGGAGTTCAAACAGTTCAGAACGTTGAGATTGTAAATTTAACAGGAGAAGCTTTAGGATATTCTAACTATGCCTACGATACAAAAGGAGCTACAATCAATAATGTAGTATATCCTTCTATCGATCCTATGATCTTTGAAGTTAAATATCCAGATGTAGATATTAAAGGTAGAGTAGTTTCTCTATAATTCCTATTTATAACAAATGGCAGTATATAAAATCTTCCCGGAGAAAGACGCTACCCTGTATAGTGAATACCCGAGCATGAACTCTGGTATTGATGAAATCATTGAAGCTACTACTGCTCAAAGTATCGCAGGAGATCCAACAGTAAGCAGGTTTCTAATCAAATTTAACCAATCAGAATTAACAAACGTAGTAACTACTATCGCTTCTGGATCAATTGCAGCTAACTTAAAAGTATTTGTCGCTAAGGTTGAAGGCTTAGGTCAAGAAACAACTCTATATTGTTATCCCGTATCCGGTTCATGGCAAAACGGAACTGGTAAGTACTTAGATAGTCCCGCAACAGAAAATGGAGTCAGTTGGAATTTTAGAACTTCGTCCGGATCAGGAGCATGGCAAACATCAGGATTTACAACAGGAGCAACCGCTTCTTATTCTGGATCTAATCCCGGAGGTGGTAATTGGTACACAAGCTCTGCTTATGCACAAAGTGCTTCCTACCAATATAGAAGTGATTTCGATATAAATTTAAACGTTACTAACGTAGTAGCAGCTTGGACTAGCAGTGTTATTCCAAACGACGGGTTTATTATTAAACAGGATATTGCTGCAGAATTCTCAACAGATGAAGCTAAGAGAGTAGAATTTAAATACTTCTCAGTAGATACAAACACTATTTATCCTCCACAGTTAGAAATAAAGTGGAACGACTTTATCTACAATACTGGATCATCTACACAGACGGTTATTAATACTGCTGACCTAGTAGCAACACTACCTAACAACACCGGAACATTTCATTCAGGATCTATTCAAAGATTTAGAGTTAATGTTAGACCGCAATTCCCTCCGAGAGTATTTACTACGAGTTCTTTTTATACTACAAATTACTACCTATCAACAGCTTCCTTCTGGTCAATAAAAGATTTAGATACAAATGAAGTTGTAATTGACTTTGATAGTACTTATACTAAGATTAGTGCAGATAGTGATAGTAGTTACTTTGATGTGTATATGAACGGCTTAGAACCAGAGAGATACTATCAAATACAGTTAAAAACAACTGTAGCTGGAACTACAAAAATACTAGATGATAAGTACTACTTTAAAGTTATAAACGGGTAATGAGTTCAATAGTTGATCTATCAAAACAAGTATTTGAAAAACAACAATACCAACAGGTAGTAGATACATCATTCACAGAACTTACAGTCGGTGGAATAGCTACTACAACTACAACAGTGACCCCAACGCCTTCTGTTCAAGAGTTTTTTGATACCTACGGTCAAATCTTTTATGATATACCCAAAACCGGAGAAACAAACTCACACCAGTACCTAGTTAACCAGAGTAGTGCTTATATTGGCGGAGAAGGAACTAATGAAGAAATTACAGCTCTACTATCAGAAATAACAGCATTACGAGAAGAGAACTTGCAGTTGCAACAACAACTACTAGATATACAAACACCTAATGGATAAGCAAATATACATACAAGACGTACCTTCAATAGAGCTTGGTGGGCAGACCTATACAACATCTGATGATACTCTTATTGCTTCTTTTAATACAGATATAATATTTGATTCTACTGCCGACTACGTAGAGTATTTCATTTATAATGCTAACAAAGAATTAATTGATAGCGTTCAGAGATTAACTAGTTTTGCTATTTACGGTGAAGATCTAAGCATTAGCCCAGAACAAGATTTAGAAAGCAGAGCATATACAGAAGGTCAATACTACACGGTTTATAATTTTTTAAGACCGTTACTATCTTCCAGTATAGTAGAACCATATTACATCTCAGAAATATCTACTGATAGAACCGAGATTAGACTTGCTAGTACTAATATTTTAGGAGGGGATATAGTTGATTCTACAACTGCTCTAAAAGCTGCTCAACTTGCATCTCCTTTTCAAAAAGACTTTAGTTTAAGCTTCGGACAAAATAACCTAGTAATTGCAAACAACATACTACTAGATGAAACTAATCCGGAGAGTGTAACAGTTTTAATTAAGCTTTACGAACCCCTACCTGAACAGTACGGTGTACAATCAACCTGCTGGGCAGTAGAGAAAATAGCAGAATCTAAAGCATATCTAATTAATATACAAGTAGCATATACTGTAGATAGTAACAGTATACAAATTAAAGGTCCAAACTTTAATCTACTTCAAAATAGTCAATCAAATAAATCAACAGAGTATCAAACCTCCAACACTCTACAAGAAACAACCGATCCAAATTTAAAATATCAATTAAACAGTATTTTAGCAGAGACCGGAATAGAGTTAAATATAGACTACTCAGATTACAGTAACTTTATATTCTTTTCAAGTGCTCAAACTAGATTAGAGAATTTCTACTACAAATTAGGGTTAATAGAAGAATACACAGTTAGTGCAAGTTACGGTACCGGGAATGTAAACTATTACAACTCCGGAAGTATTAACTACTGGGATAATAAAATTAACGAAGTTATAACTAACTTTGACGGTTATGAATACTACCTATATTTTGACTCAAGCAGCACAGCATGGCCAAAGTCAAACAGTACCCCACCTTACGTAAACGTACCAACAACCTCTTCTGCAGGCATCAATTGGTTAGATGGACAGTTAACAACTGCTGAGACCTACGATATGAATAATAAAGACGGATTAGTAGAAGCTATACCTCTTTACATTAAAGAAGATCCTAATAACGCCAACTTCGAATTATTTGTTGAAATGGTAGGTCAACACTTCGATAGCATCTGGGTTTATACTCAAGCGGTTACTGAGAAATATAATTCAGACAACCGAGTTGAATCAGGACTATCAAAAGATTTAGTTGGAACTGCATTAAAAGACTTCGGTATCAAGTTATACGAAAATAACTTTACCTCAGATAACTTATATAATACCTATTTAGGATATACTCCATCAGGAAGCTTACTTCCTTATACCGGCCAAGAACTAATCACAACTTATGTAACAGCCTCTGCCACCGGATCTCTAATACCTCTAGATAATTTATCTTCTGAGATTTATAAGAGATTATATCATAATCTTCCTTATCTGTTAAAGAAAAAAGGAACAGTTGAAGGATTAAATACTTTAATTACGACTTTTGGTATTCCGGATACCGTTTTAAGAGTTTATGAATACGGAGGAAAGGATCAAAACATAAACACTTTTGATCAATGGCAACAGCAGTACGATTTAACTTTCTTCAATACAGGATCATCTTACGTTACCTCTTCCTTTCAACTAAACTCAACTTGGGGTGCAACAAGTAACAGACCCTCCGCTGTAGAATTTAGATTTAAGACAGAAGGTATCCCTGCTACAACACATTACTCACAGAGTTTATGGTCAACCGATAATGGATCTACAGTATTATTGAAATATACAGGATCTGCTTACAGTTCCGGTTCATATACAGGTTCAGTCGTAAATCCATATAACCAGTATGGAATTTTAGAATTCTATCCAAGCTCTTCAAACCTTACAGCAACTGCTAGCATTTACCTACCGTTCTTCAATGGTGGTTGGTGGTCTGTTTTAGTTAATAAGAATTTAAGCACTGACTTTACAGTTTATGCTAAGAATAGTTTATATAGTGGAAACGACGGTAATACTTTAGGATTTCAAGCAAGTTCATCAGTAATTCTCGCAAACCCCTGGACTACAGCAACAGAAGCCTACTTAGGTAAATCTTCAATATCTTCAAAAGTATTCTCAGGCTCTCTACAAGAACTAAGATACTACACCCAACCTATCTCAGAAAGTACTTTCGACGCTTATGTAATGAACCCCGGTTCTATAGAGCAAAGTGAATTCTTAGCCTTTAGAGCGGCTTTAGGAGGAGAACTTTATACAGCCTCTATTTCGATTCACCCGAAAGTCTCTGGAGAGCAAACAACAACATCCTCTTTTGTAACAACTAGTAATTTTTACCTTACAGGATCTAGTACGTTTATACCTAACGTAGAAACAGTCTTTTACGATCAACCTGCAGTAGGTATTAAAAATGCTGTATCAAACAAAGTTAAAGTAGGTACTACTGATCTTTACGGAACAGTACTGTCAGGATTAAATACTCTACAGCAAAACTACGTAATAAGTCAAAGTTATACCCGGGATGTAAACTACCTAGAAGTTGGATTTTCTCCTCAGAATGAAATTAACGAAGATATTAATTCTCAATTCGGATACTTTAACATTGGGGAGTATATCGGAGATCCTAGATTTATATCAGAATCTAACTATAGATACCCAGCATTAGATACTTTAAGCTTAGATTATTTTAAGAAATACTCAGCTTCCTATAATTACAACGATTACTTTAGGTTAATTAAATTCTTTGATAATTCTCTATTTAAATTAATAAAAGATTTTATTCCTGCAAGAACTGCAGCAGCTACTGGTGCGATTGTTAAGCAGCATTTACTAGAAAGAAATAGACAAAGACCTCCTCAAGTTAATTATACCCAACCAGAATATACAGGCTCAGTTACATCTCTACCAAGAGACTATCAAACAGGGTCTATCGAGGTTTTTACAGGCGGTGCCGGAGGATCTGTTAACGTCTTAACCAACATATCACAATCATGGACTTCGTCTATCTTGACTAAGGCTGGACTAGTAACTGAAATAGAATCTTCACAGTATGAATTCTTTAATGGTGAATATTCCGGGTCTAGCATTGACGTAATTAATAATAAACTTCAAGATAATCCACTACTAGGAGCTGCCTATAGAATAGGTATCCCAGATTTACAGAATCTAAACGTCGAATTAAGCTCAGATTTTAATAGCGGAACAATCACCGCTGGACCAGTAGCTTTTCCTTTTGGTACTTTTTATTCAACAGGAGGCGGAACCTACCTACCGTTACCCTTAAATCAAGTTACCGCTGCACCTACATACTACAACTCAGGAGCTTATACTTTTACCCCCGGTTATAGTATACAAGCAGATTTAAAATTTAACTTCTCAGGATCAGTAACCAATACAGTAGGGACCTATTATTTCATACAATTTGCTATACTGGAGGGTACTAAAGTTATAGGAGAGTATACACTCGGACCTGATTACCAAGATACTGGAACTGAAGCTTTTCAAAATAGTTTTACACTAAGTAACTACTACCTAAAAGCAGGGAGTTCTTATAGCGTTTATTATAGGTTTGGCAGTAGTATCGGAGGTGCAACAGTAAGTATTCTAGACTCAATAAGTACTAATTGGACAATATCAGTAGATAATCTAACAGCTCAATCAACCTACTATCTAGACCCGACAGTTTATACTCAGCAGAACTTCCCCGGAGATATTAACGATTTTTCAGATTATAATACCTTATTAAATAACGTTTACTCAAATAGAGTATCTAACGTATATTATGATGTTGATTACAGTCAAAACACTCTAAACCCGGTAAACTTTACAACCTTAATTAGTCAATCTGCTCTATACGCTCAAATACAAGATTCAAACTACTCTAGCGGAAGTGCATGGACTAAAGGCAGGTATGACGGAACCAAGCTAACTAGCGCAACTTATAACACTTATACTGCCGGAGATGTATCTTATGGTCAAACAGCAGTAATTGATACTTATAGCACATACTTCTTATACTTCTCTAAAATTACATTAGCACAAGCTGGTGTAGATGGACTATACTCAGGAGGTAATGTTAAAGGAGTAGCTTTGATTGGACCTGATGGAACATCTATAAGTTTAGATAAAACTAATGATAATTTAGGATTAATCCAGAGTTTATTCCCGTCTGCAAGTATAGTAACATTAATCTCCCCACTACCCCCTCTAGGTACTGATTTAGGACCTAATAACCTAAGCGTTATTATAGGAGGAGGAGTAGATACCGGTATAATCGTACCAGGAACATATACTCCTGATGAAACTAATATCTTAATTAGAAGTAGTGCAGGAGACGCAGTAGTATTTGTAGACAGTCCAGGATACCTAGTGCCAAGCGGATATAGTCCAGAATACTTAAAGAAGATTGTAGATACTGCTGCTAAAGCTGGATTTCCAATAAACTAAAAACTTAAATTAGACACATATTTATAATAAATCATGGGATACTTAAATAACACTGCTGTCACAGTTGATGCAATCTTA